CAGTTTTAAAATAGAACGTTATGGTGACTTATTGATGGATACTTATTTAGTACTAAAATTACCAGCAATATGGAGCCCAGTATATTATTATAATAAATATAGTGATATTAGTGCTGTTTATAGACCATACGAATTTAAATGGATTAAGCATATTGGATGTCAAATAATGGAAGAAGTTAAAATAATGATTGATGGAATAACTATTCAAAAATTTAGTGGTACTTATTTACAAAATGTTGTTGAACGCGATTTTGATTCTCATAAAAAAGAGTTATTTGATATTATGACAGGAAATATTAGCGAACTAAATGACCCAGCTAATTTTAATAACCGAAACAATAATTATCCGAATGCATTTAATATAAATGGAACAAATACTGATGTAAGCGGGATTGAACCATCTATAAGAGAATACAATTTATATATACCAATTAACAGCTGGTTTACAATGTCCTCTTTTATGTCATTTCCCTTAATATGCTTACAATATAGTAATTTGGTTATTGATTTTAAATTGCGACCATTACAAGAGTTGTTTACTATTAAAGATGTATTATACGATATGAGTGTAAATACTTACAAAATAACTAACTATAATAATATTCCTCAAATACATCCACTTCAAACAACATTAGAATATCAATTTAATAGATTTATTAATCCGCCGCCATACAGGGATATATCTGGAGACAGTTATATTAATTTGACAAATAGAATAAATAGTAATATACATTTACTATGTACTCAATGTTTTCTTGATAATGCCGAACGAGAAATGTTTGCCAAAAATAGTCAAAATTATTTAATTAAAGAGGTGAAAGAATATAGTTTTAAAGAAGTTATTAAGACTAATAAAATTAAATTAGAATCAAACGGCTTAATTAGTAGTTGGATGTGGTATTTTCAAAGAAGTGATGTTAAGGAGCGCAATGAATGGTCTAATTATACTAACTGGCCTTATGAAAATAGTATTCCAAATGATTTGAAAAAAATCACAACACCAGACTTATCTTATGTATATTATAGTCCTCATTTTACTTATAGTGGTGATATTTCCAAAAATATATATTATACTGGGTATAGTCCGTCTATTTACGAACAAACCAATGTATGTGAAATTATGAAAAATTTTGGTATACTATGTGACGGCAAATATAGAGAACAAACATTTGATAGCAGCGTATTTAGCAGACTAGAAAAATATAATAAGTCAAACGGCTCCAATTCGAAAGTTGGTTTATATTATTATAATTTTGCTTTAACGACAGACCCTTATAAATTACAACCAAATGGTGCGTTTAATACAAATAAATTTAAAACGATTGAATTTGAATATAACAATTATGCTAATCCACCTTTTGATAGTAGCAATATTGAGTTTACAACTATTTGTGACCCAGCAACCGGCGCAATAATAGCAACATCAAAAGACCCTACAAACATTTATAAATATTATTATAATTTGTATATAATGGAAGAAAAATACAATTTATTAATTTTTCAAAATGGTTTTGGTGGGCTCTTATATAATAGCTAAATCTATGTATTATAACTTGTATATTATATAACTTATGATAGCTTATGCTAATTTAATTTTTGGAACTTTTCGTGTTCCATTATTTTTCGCTTTAAGTGCTAATTTTAGTGCTTTTGAATTTGATGAACAACCATGTTCCAATATTTTATAATCTATTGCTGCTGCTTTGCCTCCACTAATAGCACTTGCTAAACGCGCATAGCCCCAACTATGTGCGCTTTGATTTGGACGTGACCCAGAAGAATAATATGCGCCGCGACCCTTTTTAACAATTTGTAATAAGGCATTTTTAGAACAACCCGTTGCACTTACTAAGTCAGAATTTATTGCTATATTTTTTAGTTTATACAACTTTTGTGCTTTTGCTATATGAGCTGATTTTTTGGATTTATATGAGTCAACATTTTTTCGTGTTAAATAACGCTTCTTTTTATATGCATTACGTGAGGCTTTTAATTGTTTAATTTGTAGTTTTTTATCTTTTAAACTAAGACGACGAGGTAAGTATTTAATAGGTATATTTATCATTTTTTATTACTATTATACTATTATACTATTATACTATAATATTTATTATATATAAAAATATTATAATATGAATAAAAGTATGAATAAAAGTATGAAAGAAAAAATCATAAAATTTGAAAAAGGGCCACCCGGAAAAAAATACACAGCCTTTGTCCAAAATAAGACAACCAAAAAAATACGCAAAATACATTTTGGAGCATCAGATTATCAACAATATAAAGATAGAACTCCGCTTAAATATTATTCGCATAAAAATCATAATAATAGAAAACGAATGCGCAATTATTTTAATAGACATTCTGGAACCAAAAAAAGAGGTGAAGCAATTAGTTTAGAAAAGAAAAAATCGCAAGGCTATTATAATGCTAAAATATTGAGCCATGTATATTTATGGTGAAATTACTGTTCTAAAACTAGATTTATTCTAGGAAATACCAAATGTACAAGTGAGAAGTTGTCCTGAAAATGATGTAGATATTATGTATCTTAACCAATACGCATTTAACACATTATCAAAAATAGGTTGTGGTGTTCCTATATTTGGTGTAAAATCTATATTAAATATATATTTATTAGGATCAGATATAATACATATATCTAAATAACTTGAAGGGTTTCGTAAACTAATAGCAAAAGAGTTAGTTGGATTGGATACATTAGTTGCTATAACAGATACAGCTGTCCTAATATATATATAAAAATTTCCCGAACCAGAAGTTCTACTAAATAATATATTACCATACCAACCAGAATCAACATTAATAACAACACTAGCATTTTGCTGAATGCCTATACTATTAGTTACAACTAAAGTGTATGTTGTTGTAGTTGTTGGATTTACTGTGTATGCTGTGTTTGATATAATAGATTGGTTTTCTACTGTTGCACCTCCATTAATTGTTACTCTTGTAGCATTAGTAAATACCGGAATTAGTGTAGTTGAACCATTTCGACTAATATTAGCATTAGTTGTTGTAATTTAAGCAGTAGGATTTGGAATTTCATTAACAGTCAGTGTTAAATTACTATAGCCTGTATTGTAATACTTATCGGCCACTATATCCAACTTATTACTTAGTCCTGAACCATTTTTGTTTAAACTGATATCAAGTGTACTTTCAGCAATCAATCGACTCGCTACACCATATCCATAAACTGTAAATATATTTGTTCGACTACTTAGAACAGGTTTCCAATTAATACCATCAGGTGAGAAAGCAATAGTATTATTTTGATATCCTACTGCGACCCACATAGTTCCATTCCACGCTACACCATATCCTACGACTGAAATTATATCATTTGTTTGGCTCAGGGCTGATGTCCAATCAATACCATTACTCGAGTAAGCAATAGTGTTTCCTCCATATCCTACAGCGACCCACCTAGTTCCATTCCACGCCACACCTTCTCCATCATATGTAAATATATTAATACTAGAACTTCCAACAGGGTTCCAATCAATACCATTAGATGAGTAAGCAATCCTATTATTTCCTGCTCCTACTGCTACCCACATATTACCGCTCCACGCTACACCTTTTCCTGTTGAAAATATATTGATACTACTAGTTCCAACAGGGTTCCAATTAATACCATTAGATGAGTAAGCAATCCTATTATTTCCTGCTCCTACTGCTACCCACATATTACCGCTCCACGCTACACCTTTTCCTGTTGAAAATATATTGATACTACTAGTTCCAACAGGGTTCCAATTAATACCATTAGTCGAGTAAGCAATACTATTACTTCCTTCTCCTACTGCTACCCACATAGCTCCCTTGGCATTATACGCTATACCCCTTCCAATTGTAAATATAGTTGTACTATTTGGAACGGGGTTCCAATCAATACCATTAGTCGAGTAAACAATAGAGTTCACTCCTTGTCCTACGGCGACCCACATAGTTCCATTCCACGCTACCCCACGTCCAAAAATTGTAAAAGTATTGGTGTTAGTGTTTGAAATACCAGTCCAAGTAATACCATTATACGAGTAAGCAATAGAGTTCCTTCCTTCTCCCACAGCGACCCACATAGTTCCATTATGCGCTACACCATGCCCCTTGCTTGTAAATATATTTATACTACTATCTTGAACTGCCTTCCAAGTAATACCATAACGATCAGTCGAGTAAGCAATAGAGTTCATTCCTTTTCCTACTGCGACCCATCCTACATCATCCAACATATTTTGAGTCTTCATAAAAACACCACCTATACCCGCATTCCATGCTACACCTCTTCCAGTTGAAAATATATTGGTACTACTATTTTGAACCACATTCCAATTAATACCATTAGATGAGTAAGCAATAGAACAGGTTCCACTTCCTAGTGCGACCCATAGCGTTCCATTCCATGCTACCCTAACTCCATATGAAAATATATTGCTTATACTATTTTGAACCCCAATCCAAGTAATACCATTATACGAGTAAGCTATACTATAATTTCCTTCTCCTACTGCGACCCACATAGTTCCATTCCACGATACACCTGTTCCATATGTAAAGGTATTGGTACCGCTATATTGAACCCCATTCCAATTAATACCATCATACGAGTAAGCAATTCTATTATTTCCACTTCCTACGGCGACCCACATAGTTCCATTCCACGCTACATCCCTTGACTCCTCTGTAAAGATAGT